TTTCCAATCAAAGTCTTTTGGTGTCAAAGCAGCAGCTTCTCCCCACCTCATTCCAGTTGGATATTGTAACATCATTAAAAATGCTGATTGTGATGTTTTACCCTCACCATTTAAAGAATTGAGATTACCATGTTGATTAGAATTATGACCATAACTAAAAGCATATTCTAATTCTTGGTATAATTTTTTTGCTTGTTTAGGAAGCATTGCTTTAACTTTTTCAGGTTTGTAATGAATTTTTAAAACCTTAGATTTTTTAAATTTATGATGTGGTGAAACAATCCAATCTAGTTCCTCTGCCTTTTCTAAAATATTATGTAAAATTGCACGAAGTCTTTTGGCTTTAGATTTAGATTGAGTTTTCTTTAAAGTCTTAATAAAGGTTTCATACCAGGCAGAATTTATTTGACTAATATTAAAAGATTTACCTCTTTCAATAGCTTCTAGTAAACCATCCTTAGATAAAACCTTGTGACTAGGATTACCAAGTATTTTTAATAATGCTTTGGCATTATCTTTTAATCTATCAGCAGATCGTTCAGTAAATCCAGTATCAGGATCATCTTCATTATCTGCTACACGGACATCCCAATCACTTTCAAGCTTTAAGTAAGCATCATTAATTGTGTATCCGTTAAGTCCATAAGGAACATCTTTTTTTGTTCCTTTATTTTTTAGAAACTCGTTAGCTTTGGCAACGGCTTCATTTCTTCTAGCATGAAAAAATCTTTTTAGTATTGGTCTGCCAGTTGGATAAAATTCTCCAGTTTCAACAGCAGCACAATATTTAACTTTTCCATGAACAACAGTTTTGTGAGTTTGCATAAAACCTCCTTGATAAGTAAACGCAAAAACAATTAAATTATTTCATTTAATATGACGATTTTTATAGCATATTGTTTGGAAATGTTGTGTAAAATGTTGTGTAAATATAGCTTTATTATTGATGTATAAAGGTATGTAGTTTCCATGTTTTTCCTAGAAAACCTTGATTTTTTGTTTTGTACCTTAAAGTCTAAACGGTCTTGAAAACCGTTTTTATCCACAGAATACCTTAATTTTTAAGCTTGTTGTGTAAGAGTTGTGTCAAAACACAACATTATTTATTTATGGCGGAGAGTGAGAGATTCGAACTCTCGATAGACTTGCATCTATGCTAGTTTTCAAGACTAGTGCATTCAACCACTCTGCCAACTCTCCTTAATACGAGGAGAGCAATATCATAATTAAATTGGAGTGGAAGCAATAAATTGACAAGAAAATGCAGCAGCTATATTTTTATCTTTAAATGGCTGATCTACAATATTAACGATCTTATCAACTAGCTCGTTGCAGGTTTCCCAATCCTCAATCTCTGTACCTAATTCTGCTCTATAAAGACATAAATTAGTATCTGGTTGAATATTTAGGAAACATACAACAGCCATGATTTTAAACATTAGTAAGTAATTTTATTTTTTTTAGATTTTTTTGCTTTTTTAGATTTAACTTTTTTCTTAGCTTTTTTACTTTTTGGTGGTCTGCCTTTTACAGATCCATAAGTTCCCATACCCATTGGCATAATTAATCCTTTGATTTTATGTTAATTAACAAGACTAATTCTTGTCAAACCTGTTATTACCTAAATCGTCTTGTTTTCTTGGCTATCTTTTTAGGTTGCTTTGAGTGTTGCTTTCCCTTTTTTGTATCTCTACGTTTAGCTCTAGTAGTGGCTGCATACTCGGAAGCTGTCATGGATTTAATTGCTTTTTCAGGTAAATATCTCTCTCCTGTTTTGGAGCTTGGTTTACCTGACTTTGTTCTCCATTTTTGCTTTGTCCAATTTTTAAGACTTCTTTGACTTTTTTTTAGTGCCATTTTTCTTCTTTAATTTTTTAAAATCCGCAGCAGTAATCTTATTTCTTGGTTCAGAGATTCTTGCGATTTTCATTTGTTTCTTACTATACTTATTGTTTTTACCTTTAGGCATTACTTATATCCTCCACCTGCTGATTTGTATTGTTTAGCCAACATTTGAGCTTTACGACCAGACCATTGACCAGGTTTACCACCTTTTGATCCTGCTTTTATTTTATTAAATAATCTTTTTCGCATTGTAGGTTTTGTATAATTACCTGCTTCATTAACTTTAGATTTTGTTTTCTTTTTCATATCCACTCATCTTGTTTGTACGGAGAATGCTTACAATAAAAACACATCCATTTATCACCAATGTTAAGAATAAGATTTACTGGATCGCATTCATTACATTGACGATTTCTTTTTTTAATATCCATCATTTTCTCACCACCAGAGAGTCCTTGTGGTTTCTTTTCAGGAAATAAATCAAAATATTGGTCAGTTCTTTTTTTTCTTTTCGTTTCGCTTTTGGATAGCCTTAGATTTTTTTCTGGCATCAGCTTTCGAACTTGCTCCCCATTTGCGTAGTGACAATAATAATCTTGTTGGTTTACCGTCTTTGTATTCAGCACCCTTCATGTTTCCCATTCTTGCCAGGAAACTTGATCGTCTTGGATTATCACCAGACTTAACAGGTGGTTTTAAGTTCAGACCTTCTTTTCTTTTAAAGTATTTCCGACCTGCTGCTGTTAAACCACCAGTTTTACTTTTATGTTCTTTTCTCATTTCTTTTTAAACATACCCATAACTCCAGGAGCAGCTCTTACTCCGAGAGAAACACTACAAGCTAAATATAAAAGATGTTTATAATAATCTGGTAGTTCGTGTAATGCTTCGAAACCTGCTTTGATGTGTGGTGTCCAACCAGGTATAAATACTGCAACAGCAGGGAGCATTAAGCAAAGCAAAACAAATTCGTCTTTCCAAGATCCCTTCATTTGATCTACGGCTGAAGCTTCCCATTTTATTTTTCCTGCTGCAATATCTTCGTTTTTCTTTTTCTCTGCTTGTATCTGTGCAATCTTGACTTCGCCTTTTAACTTTCTAGTTTCAACGAAACCTTTAACTCCATCTGTTACAACTCCG